CACGGTATGCAGTGACTTGGTTAGATTGGTGCGGGTTTTCATCGTGTAGCGTCCTATAGTGGCTTGTGCGGGGATTCCAGCCTGTACCCTACCATGAGCAAGGTACAGGGTGCAATCGTCCCTTAGCTGTAGCGTGCCGTCATCCAGCATTGCGCCTTGTAGTCGTATCCGGTAAAGCCATCATTCTCCGGGCCTCCGCGAACCTGTAGCGCGGCCATTGTGTCGCACACATCCCCGTCCTCTGCCATGCAATGATTAAGAGCGTCCGCGAGTAGTGCCGCACGCTCGCCGTCCTGATGCTCTGTGACGGTCCAGACGCGCGGGAATTGTCGGTCAGCACTAGCCTTGATCCAGCGCTCCAGCGTGTCTCTAATAGCGTTATATTCGGCTGAGATTAGATCCATTGTGTCCACCGTGGATGCTTGCAGCGCTAGCGTGGACAGTGTGCGAACGTGCGACTGCCATGCTGCGACGTACTGAGCGCGTGTCTTTGCTTCCATTGTCTGTGCGTCCTTATCTGGTCTGGTGAGTGAGTGTCGGTCACTTATCTACTATGCAGACATCGTGCCAACTCGTAACCCATTGATTCTATTGGGATGCGGCGCAACATGGGTGACAGATTGTGTCACTATCTGACCCTATTCTGTGTCACTATCTGACAGTCTGTGTCACATTGCGGTGCAGCGAACGGTCCCCCGTGTCGGCACCCGTGCGGCTATAGGCTCCGCCCCACGCATGGGCCATAGTGTGATACCCCTACCGCCGTGCACTGCATTGGTGCATACCCGTGTGCCCTACTGTGGTGCGGACTGCACTGGATTGGTGCGTGGGGACATCGTGTGGATAGCCTGTGGATAACCTGTGGACAGCGCCAGGATTGTGCATAACCTGTGGATAAGTGTGGTGCAATGCAGGATCGGACTGTGGGGGAGGGTACGCCCACTGGATATTTAATTGTGTATGCCACCTGCCTACACCAGAGGAAAATCTGGGATTCGTCCCCCTAATACGGTGGGAAAACCACGCACAATATCAGGCTGAAAACTAGCCCCTGTGGGATAGAAAATAGCACTCCAGGAGCCGACTACTGTATGGATACACAGTGTCTACTTTGTACACGATTGGAAAAGTTAATAGCGATATTTCTTGCACGATATCAAGCACTTGCACAATTGTCGGACAATAACCCTTGACAGGGTTCTGCGAGGGTTGGTATAATACTGCCCTCCATCCGAACGAGTGAATTACAGGAACGAGTGAGGCACTGGTCGGAACGAGTGAGTACCAAGACGAACGAGTGACTCAGACACGGATCGCGCCCTTTTGGTGGGCGCTCTTAGAGGGGAGTGAATCCCGAGCGAATCACCGTAGCGAGGGAGAGAGGGTATAGTCTGGCTGCTGGACGTTGAGCAGCGAGACCTTGAGCATCAGACCAGTACCCACTTGCATTACCCCAAAGTGGGTCTGGGATGAGAATCCGCCTACAGGGCGGTTACACTCTAGTGTGAAGAAAAGCTTGACAAACCCTCCTGGAATGTGTTATCATTCTTGCCTAGCATGGTAAACCGCGTCTTGCGGCCCGAGGGTACGGATGGCTAAGGCAACCTTCTTTGAACACTCCACTCAGCGTGGGTACATGCTGGAAGTGTGGAATACGTTACTTCCTCGGCACTGGGAACGGGAGATTTACTCCAGTCCCAACGGAGAGAAGTACGGCCTTATAGCCCGCAAACACGGGCGAGACGCTCCTGAAATCCATCACGAAACCACGGGTCGCCAGCAGATTGAATCTAATCAGGTGTGGCGGGATCGTGTTCGTGGAGAAGCCGAGGCGCTGTGGAATAAATACCGCAAGCGTCGAGAAGAGGCCAAAAAGGTAGCGGAGGCGGCGGAATGGGAGAGGAAAGCAGCATTCGGTCTGGATGGACGGGCTGGTTCGGCAGCATCCCTTTCAGCGACGCAGTTGCTACGGGATATTGCGTTATCGACCACCTTGCCTACGGAGTCGGTAATATCGTCTACCGGAATGTCGGGGGCGGCAGGCGAGAACTCGGCCTTAGAAACCTCTGGCCTGATGAAGCCAAATACCGTGATTTCGCAGACTTCTACCAAAGTCTCCTACGCGAAATCGAAAAAGACGGCATCAAAGTCCCTATCCTCCTCTACCGAATAAACGGTAGGTATTACGTAAGATACGGGGCTAGTAGATTGTGGGTAGCGCGGGAATTGGGAATTACCCATATACCGGCTATCATCTGTGCGTTTGACATGAATCCTACTCCTGGCTTTGAACGCCTGTTCGATGCGCAGGACGTGATGCGAGTTATCGGGAATGTGCGGTACATAGGAGATTTCTCCGTGTCCCACGAACGGATTGACCTTCATCGGGTTGAACCGTACTGAATCGTGAGAGGGCCAACAATAGAGGGCGACCGGGACTTGATCCTGTTAAGTTCTCCTGCGGTTAAGAGCGGCTCAGACTGGACCAGTGCCCTCCCCTTGTCCGTCGCAAATTGGCCGTTCTGGCGTCCTCGGGATCCCCGAGGACGTTTTTCTCTATCTGGAGAAGTAGATGCCGATTCGTAAAGTGAACGGTGGATATAAGTGGGGTTCGCAGGGGAAGGTCTATCCCACCCGACAGGGTGCGGAGAAGCAAGCCGCAGCAGCCTATGCTCATGGGTACAAAGGGGAGAAGTCTCCCAAGAAGCAGGGAAAGTAAATGCGCAAGGCGATTCTGGCAGGCCTGTTCGCTCTTTTCATCAGTGTCGCCAGTCTCGCGTTCGCAGGAACCAGATTTGAGGCGGCTGCTTGGCAGGAAGCTTGCGAGAAAAGTCGTTACTCCTGCGAAGGCCTCTCTCGTCCAGTCGTAGAATACGACGAAACGGGACTAGAGGGGGGTCTTTGGGGATACTACATGCTCGGTACTAGAGTAGTATTTCTGTCTACAGGTCTTAAACCTGGACAGGAGTACGCGGTTCTAGTGCATGAAATGGTGCATTATCTCCAGTACAGCGACTATAAAAGGCACCCCAACGTGGTGTTGGATCGTTGTACGGCAGAACGCGAAGCCTTTGAGGTCTCCGATCAGGTATTGAAGCGTCTTGGCCTTCCAGAACTAGCGCGTAATGGCGATCTAGATAATTACGGCTGTTAATAATAATGGATCTGGAAGAAATAGAGCGAAAGAAGTATGAACTTGTCTACTCTTCGCCTAAATACGGTATGCACAGCCCTCATTGGCGGTGCCTGACCCGTGTCAAAGAAGAAATCGAGAGCCATAAGAGCTACGCTAACTTTGGTTGCGGCTCGGGTCTACTGGACAAGCATATACTTCCTGGTCGCACTGGTTGGTTAGTGGACCACGTTTATGCTCTTTCGCCAGATGTAGGCGAAATGCCTGGATGTCGCTTTGTTGCAGCATCCCTTTTTGGCAAATTTGAACATTTTGACGTTCCTTACGCCGTCTGTACGGACGTAATGGAGCATATCCCACCCGAAAAGGTCGATGCGGCGCTGGAAAACATCGTCTCACGTACCCCGGAGTGCTTCTTCCAGATCAGTCTTGATCCGACATCGGACAAGAAAGCGATCAAGTACGGTGGACACCTGCATTTAACTGTGGAGTCACCCGAATGGTGGGAGAAAACACTGCTGAGGTTCTTCAAGACGCTCTCCAATCCCAAACTGGATCCTCACACCAGTCTGTTGAAGAAGGGTTGGTATCTGGTGACGGCTCACCGCTAGAAGGCGAGTTAGTTCCGGTTAAGGAAGCTACCTCTACCGAGGGAAGGGACGAGAAAGGTCGATTATTGCCTGGATATACCGGCAATATGTCGGGACGGACCAGAGGAATTCGTAATAAGATCACTCTGGATCGCCTTCTACTAGAGGATAAACTTCGGGTAGCCCTTGAAAGGAAGTCCCCTAAACTCCTAGAAAAGGCTATCGAAATGGCTATGGATGGCAACGACCGTATTATGCGCGCGTTGCTTGACAAGTTGCTGTCTACGCCTAAGCACGATGATCCGGGCGAGGCAAAGGACAACGAAATCAAAATCTTGATCCAGAACTTGACCTCTGGACCTACTCCACGCCCTGAGGCGGGTGTTACAACGGTCAAGGTTACACCTTCCGAAACAACCGTTGAGAGAGACTAAACATGCCTACTAAAGCCGCACAGATGGGCGATAGCCGCGATTTTCCCTCGTTGAAGGAGAATCAGGGTTCTCCCCTCATGGCTCAGAGCCTCAAACAGGACCGTATGGTTGAGAATCGCGCTAAATCCACCGAGAATGACAAGGAAATGGCTGGCGACGACGCCACCTGATACCTATATGGCAGACAAGAAACCAGTAGTTACCGCCCGAGGCGGTCGTCCCGGTCTCAAGGGTGCCTTTGCTGATGCAGTGGAGGCCATTGCCGGAGTTACTGCTCCGCGCAGTGTCGTTCAGCGTAAGGTAAAGATAGAAGAGTCGGTCGATCCTGACCGTTATCGGCGCAATCAGACTACCGATAGTAATAATTAAAATGCCTACTGGGCGTCGAGACGCGTATAAAGCACAGGGCAAGGCACGGCCTACAGAGGCTATGTCTGACCAGATCATCAAGTCCCATCGAGGATTTGAACGAAAAGGTGTTGATAGAGGCAGTGCTGCGCTGGAGACGGCGAGCCTCGCCAATTCGATGACGCGAAAGCGTCTTAACCAGACCACTGACTCCAACAATTCGTAAGGTACTATCCAAATGGCTACAGTTAACAAGCGCGCACAGTTTCAGGATATCGTTTCCAACGTCCTCATGTATCGTGGCACTCTCGACCTCGGCAACGCTGCCACGGGTTCGGGTACGTTCGCGTCTAGCGACGTGACGATCACGGGTGCTGCGCTCGGTGACATGGTTCTAGTCTCACTCGGCGTGGACACGGTTGATGCCGTGGTCGCGGGTGCGGTTACGGCGGCCAATACGGTCACTGTGACGCTCCTGAACAACACTGCCGGTGCGGTGGATCTCGCCAGCACTACGGTTCGGATTCTGGTCCTCCAGCTTTCCGACCAGAACTTCATCGCCTAATGTCGGCCCTTTGCCGCTACGATAACGTAGATATCTATCCACTCACAGACGTAACTGGTCTGGTCGAGTGGGTAGACTATCTACCTGTCGAGTTGCAGGGTAGTCCCAATCGACTGAATTCTACGGACAACGCCGGGGCACTTCATGCCTCATCCGTCCTTGCTAGTATTACAGGCAAGGTCGCGTGGGTTGACTACATCCCAGTGTATGTAGTGTCGCGGAGTACTCCGTGGTACGTTGGTCCGGATGGATATATTCCCTACGATGACGTGACGGCCTAGCTCGGGAGGGCGGAATGGCTGAGTTAGTATTCTCACTGCACGATAAGCAGTTAGAAGTCTATAACCATCCTGCCCGTATGAAGGTGGTAGCTGCAGGGCGTCAGTCTGGTAAGACTACGTTGGCAGGTGCCCTACTGACAATTGGAACCCTGTCGGATATGTCTTGGGGTGGAGTACCCCTAGATTCGACCTTTGAGACGGCCTATATCTACCCGACCTTTGAGGCGGCGAAAAAGAACGTATGGCCGCGACTCAAGAAAGTCATTCAGCCGATTGAACACGCTTGTCAGGTATATGAGAATACAGGCCTGATTGTCTTTCCGAATGGACGTAGATTGCGACTGTTCGGAGCAGACAATCCAGACTCGCTCCGAGGCTTTACGTGGTCGGATGTGGTGCTGGACGAATACAAGGATATGGCCGAGAACGTGTTCTCGGAAGTTGTTCGACCAGCCTTAACTGTTGCCCGAGGGCGAGCTACCTTCATCGGTACTCCTAAGGGTAAAAACCACTTCTATACGCTCTATCAACACGCTGCTGCTCGTATGGCCGCAGGCGATCCTGAGTGGGCAGCTTTCACGTTCACTTCTGCCGCTAATCCGGCCATTACGGCCTCAGAAATCCAGTCCATGACAGCGTTCATGGGCAGTGACCTGATAGCACAGGAAATTGAAGCTAAATTCCGTTCGTCGGGAGGTCAACTCTTCCAAGCCGACCAGTTTATCCTGGATGGCATGGAACCTAGCGACGGTGAATGGTGTGTAACCGTAGACTTGGCAGGATTTTCGGCTCCCGGTCGTTCCAACGACAAGACGCCGGAACGTCGCGACGATCACGCTATCGCAATCGTCAAGGCTTCGCCGGACGGGTGGTGGGTAAAGGATATCCAGTACGGGCGTTGGGATGTTCGCGAAACGGCCCTAAAGATGCTACTGGCGTGTAAGTCTGTCGGTACCGCTCGTATAGGAATTGAAAAGGGGTTGGCACAGCAGGCAGTAATGCCGTATCTCACGGATGTTATGCGCCAGTATAGCCGCTGGCTGGACATTACGCTCCTGTCCCACGGGAACCAACGTAAGACCGACCGAATCCAGTGGGCTCTACAAGGTCGTGCAGAGAGAGGACGTATCCGGCTCAATCCGGGTGCGTGGAATGACAAGTTGATTGAACAAGCTTGCGACTTTCCGGATCCTCGTACCCACGATGACTTGCTGGATGCTCTGGCCTACGTGGACCAGATGGCTAAGACCGTTTACTTCTCCGAGTTTGAGGGGATGGATCAATACGTTCCCCTCGATCCACTAACAGGATACTAAGCTGCCCATGAGTCTCATTGTAGACGAACAGAGAGAAGCCAGCGCGCAGCCTAGCGACGAGGGCCTACTTTCCTGGATTCAGGACAATATTACTCCCTGGCGGCAACACCGCGACAGTAACCACAAGGAATTGTGGGATGAGTATTATCGTATCTGGCGTGGTATCTTCTCTGCCTCAGATAAACAGCGTAAGTCTGAGCGCGCCAAGATTATGACTCCAGCCTCTATGCAGGCTGTGGATTCTACCGTTGCCGAGATTGAAGAGGCTATCTTCGGTCGAGAGCAGTGGTTCGACCTCATGGAAGATATTGAGGAGATTAAGGATACGCAGCAGGCAGAGGAAATGATCCGTGCCCGCGATAAACTCCTGGAAAAGATGGAAGAGTACGGGGTGCCTACTGCGGTAGCCAAGGCCGTTCTACTCGGATCTATCTACGGTACTGGCATTGGCAAGATCAATACCACAACGCGCATGGTCACTTATCAGGGTGGCGAGCGAAAAGAAGTGGTATGTGTCGAGTTGATCCCACTTGAACCGTTTGAATTTATCCCTGATCCAACTACCGATTGCATTGATGATATGCTCGGTATGGCCCACGAAACCCTCATGCCCTTGCACAAAGTTCGCAAGATGCAGAGGGATGGAACATATCTAAAGAGTGTTCGCGTAGAACCGTATAGTGGTTCCAACCAACTAGCCGCTTCTCGCTTTACAGAGGCGCAACTTCCGCTAAAGAACGCTGTCCTCATCACCGAATGGCACGGAATGGTTCCGGCCAAACTACTGATGAAGTATACAGGTAAGTCCGCACTGGACGAGTTACTGGAGCAGGGTTCTGACGAATACGACGATCTAGTTGAGGCGATTGTCACGATTGCCAACGATTCTGTTATCGTTGGAGCAAAGGCTAACCCTTTCCTAGATGATGACCGCTGTTTCGTAGCCTTCCAGCACGACACGGTTCCCAACTACTTCTGGGGTAGAGGTGTGGTCGAGAAGGCCTACCATCCTCAGAAGGCGCTAGACGCAACCGTTCGTGCCCGTCTGGATGCGCAGGGTCTTGTGGCCCATCCGATGATTGCTGGCGACGTTACCCGCCTCCCCCGTGGATTCAATATGGGAGTGTGGCCGGGTAAATTCTGGCCTACAACGGGTGCTCCGGGCGAAGTCCTGCAAGGATTCAATCTCGGACAGGTTAATCCGGTATTGTTTGACGGTGCTGCCGACATGGAGCGCATGGTTCAGACCGCCACTGGTGCTATGGATCCAGGAGCCTCGTACAATCCTGGTCAGCAAGGTGGGGCTACTAATACTGCTCTCAATGCTTCCAGCTTTATCAAGCGGTCCCGCCGCACGATGCAGAACATCGAACGTAGTTTTATGCGTCCGCTGGTCAACAAGATTTATCGTCGCTACTCGCAGTTTGCTGGTAGTGAGGGATTCCCGAATGACCTGGATTTCAGGATCAAGGGTACCCTCGGAATCATGGCGCGGGAGTTTGAGCAACAGCAGTTGACTCAGATGCTCTCGTTGGTTCCACAGGAATCTAAGCCATTCTTTGCTCTGATGAAGGCTATCTTTGATAATTCGTCCAGCCCTCACAAGGCTGACGTAAATCGAGCCATTGACGAGTGGGTTAATCCCGCTCCGAACCCAGAAGCGGAAGCTATGCAGAAAAAGCAGATGGAACTGCAGATGCGCCAGCAGGAAGCGATGGTCATGGAAGTAGAGGCAAAGGCTCAGAAGGCGGCAGCAGAGGCCCAACGGGCAGCGGCTTTAGCCGAGAAGGCCCGTGCCGAAGTGGAATTCATGGACGATGAGGCCCAGAACGAGGCCGTCAAGAATGCCATCAATCTGCGGGAAGTGGAGGCCTTTGAGGTACAGAACGAACTGTCCCGCCTCATGCAACACCTCAAGTCCTTTGAGTTGGCTATCAAGGCTAAAGTAGCAGAGGCACAGGTCGGCAAACTAGAGGCTGATGCCCGTAATATTCAGTCAGAGTAACATCCTCGGGAGGGGACACAATGAGTGAGAATAAGGCAGTAATTAAGGAACGTCTGGACGCTATTCGTAAGACTCTCGGATCTACTGGCTGGAAGTTTCTAGTCGAAGAGTGGAACAACGACCTTAAGGTGACGGAACAGCGAGTAGCCTATAACGCCAAGACTTTTGATGAAGTCCAGATGGGGCGAGGTGTACTTAGTGTACTGTATCGTCTAGTAAACATGGAAAAAGTGCTCGATGCCGCAGAGGCGCAGCTTGAGGAATCCGCCGAATCGGCGGAATAATTCCCAATGCGCCGCCTTTGGGATTTCGAGTGTAAGAATGCCACCTGCGGGCACGGTTACGAGGATCTAGTCTCCGATGAGGAACGTGATACTCAGACCTGTCCCCTGTGTGGCGGTCCCGTCAGTCGTTTGATCGGGACACCGATGTTTGATCCCAAATTGGGATTGGATGCCGGTACGTGGCCTACACTTGGCGACAAGTGGGCTAGAATCAGACGACAACGTGCGAAAATCGAGAAACGCCGAGACGAAGGCTAATCCTCCACGACCGCATGTTCTTGATACCCCAAACCCGAATATCCGGGCGGGTTCCTTGATGGAGACTTGACGATGAGCAGTAGATTGGTTGACCCCGAGACACCGGAAGCCGCTGAGGCCGCGAGAGCAGAAGCCGAGGCAGCGCTTAATCCTACTCCAGAGCCTGTGCAGGATGACGTTCCCGAAAAGTATCGGGGTAAGTCCTTGCACGACATCATTGAAATGCACCGGAACGCCGAAAGCGAACTTGGGCGCAAGAACAATGAAATCGGAGTTGTGAGAAAGTTGGCTGACGAACTCATTGGCGTCCGCGCCCTTGAGCAACGTACACGGGAAAATCCTCCACAGACTGCTAAACCCTTGACTGCTGACCGACTTCTCGAAAACCCCGAGGATGCAATCCTCGATGTTGTGAAGCGGGAAGCTACTTCGCGCACGGAAGCTCTTGAGAGTCGCACCCGAGACTTGGAATCCGAGTTGATGGTGGAGCGATTTGAAAAGAGACATCCAGGTTTCCAGGAAACGATGACTACCCAGGAATTTGGGGCATTCGTTCAGGGAAGCAACTATCGACGGAAGCTTGCCAATGCGGCGGCTGCTGGCGATTTCGATGCTGCAGACGATCTGTTTGGGTTGTACGAGGAAGCAAAAGCCTCGGCCTCCGCAGCGCCTAAAGCAGAGGATGGTGTGGCAGCGGCTCGCAAGGCCACTCTCGCCAAGTCTGGAGGTTCTTCCGCTAGTGGAGTAGTTCCGTCTAACGATGGCAAGAAAATCTTTAGTCGTACTGAACTCATGGAAATGCGCATAAAGCGCCCAGATGAGTTCGACGCTCGACAGGACGAGATTCTTGCGGCTTATCGAGAGAAGCGGGTCCGCTAACCTCAACTCTCTTTTCTAAGGAATCCAGCCAAAATGGCTACTTCAATTGCCTATACCAACAGTATCGACGTCACCGATGCTGCAAACTTCATCCCTGAGGTTTGGTCAGATGACGTTATCGCTGCGTACAAGAAGAACCTTGTCATCGCGGGCCTCGTTGCCAAGCTTAACCACAAGGGTAAGAAGGGCGACACGATCCACGTCCCGACTCCGGTTCGCGGTGCGGCCTCGGCTAAGACGGCTAACAACGTCGTTACGCTGGTCGCGGCCTCGGCCTCGGTTGTCGATATCTCCATCAACAAGCACTACGAGTATTCGTTCGTTGTTGAGGACATCGTGGAAGTGCAGGGTCTTAGTTCACTGCGTCGGTTCTATACCGATGACGCTGGCTACGCTCTGGCTACGCAGGTGGATACGGACCTCCGTAACCTCGGCGCGACGTTTGATGGCGGTACGGCCTATTCGGCTGCGGTCATCGGCGGCGACGGTTCGACGGCTGCAACGTGGACTGGCACCGGCAACGGTACGGCTCTTACGGACGCTGGCATCCGCCGCGTGATCCAGACGTTTGACGACGACGACGTGCCAGGCCGTGACCGTTATCTGGTCATCCCGCCTGTGGAAAAGCGTCGCCTTCTCGGCGTCAGCCGCTTCACGGAGCAGGCGTTCGTGGGTGAGTCGGGTTCGGGCAACAGTGTCCGTAACGGCTTTGTTGGCGATCTCTATGGCGTGGAAGTGTTCGTGTCTACGAACATCGCTACGGTCGAGTCGCTGAACAGTATCCCGTATCGCCCCTGCCTGTTCTTCCAGAAGGACTCGTTGGTCCTGGTCGAGCAGATGGGTGTGCGCACGCAGGCTCAGTACAAGCAGGAAGCACTCGGTACGCTCGTTACCGCTGACCGCCTCTACGGCGTGAAGCAGGTGCGGACGGAAGGTGCCCTTGCGATCATCGTGCCTTCGGCGTAATCGCCCCTAAAAACTGATGGCAGTTCCGGGGGCTACTCGAAAGGGTAGCTCCCGGTTTCCTACAAGACAGGTTATATAAGAGGTCCGTAAGGTCTACTAATGCAGCGGCGTTTTTCCCTAATCAAACACGCTCATACATTGGCAGACCTGACGGACTTTTTAGTTTCAGGTATAGCTGATAACGATCTTCTACAGTACGATTCCACGTTAGCTCTGTGGACTAATCGGACCTATCTTGCTCTCAACGAGATTGTTGATCCGGGCGTAGCCCCGGCTAACGAGATTTGGATACACGCTGAGGACGTGGCAGGCTTCACGGCTCTGCACGTCAACGACTCTACGCGGAAATGGTCCGTGCTAGAGG